CAACAATAAATCTATCAGTAGTAATCGACGATGCTAAAGATTCTAAACCTTGTATATATGCTTCTTCAATTTTATCAGCAGTAGCAGCATTAGCTTCATAATCACCAATTACAAATTCATCAATTGCAACAGATGTACCAACTTGATGCGAACGTAGACGCATCAAGTCTATATAAAGATCTTCATAATCTTGAGCTGAAACTTTACTAGCATTTTCAATAGCATTTGCTGCACGAGAACCAACAACACTGTTTGTGCTAAAACTTTGTCCATAGCCATAAGAAGGAGTTACTGCGGCAGAAGTACCAAGTATTAAATTTGTTTCATTTCTAAGTGTGTTATATCTGCTGGCTAGTATTGTTGTTGGCATTTATCATCTCTTTGCTATAACGTATTTATTTAAAAAATAATGCAAACACAAATGATTTGATTATGCTAGTGCTGTGGTATTAAAATATGTCGGGGCTACTACTGTTACGTCGGAATTTGCACGATAATGCTGAATTGTGCTTTCAAGTCTACCGTCTACATTATTATCTACATTATTATCTACAACTACATCATTAAATTCAATTCTAAACATAATACGAGTATCAATATCTGAACGTGCTTTAACAGTATAGATGTTGCCAGCATATACAGCACTATATGTTCCACTACCAATTTTTTGATATATGTCTTGATATGAACTTGTTAAATTATAATTACCGATAGATGTGCCGCCGCCAGCTGTTGACACAGTTGCATTTGATCCAAACTTAATTGTGCCAATTTGTGAACACAATTGAGTCCAATCAAGTCCTTTTGGAGTAGATGCGCCAGAGTTGTTTGCACTTACTCTAATTTCGCCGCCTGTATTAAAGAAAAATCGTTTTTCTTCCGCTGAACTGAATGTAACTGCTACTTCATGTACAATTAACCCATTCCAATTACTAGACCTAGCACTTGATATTGCAGGCTCTAATGCTGCTTGACTTGGATGCATTATTGCTTTATCTGTTTGCACTTGCGTCATAAGTGTTTCAAAGTCTACAACGCCTTTTTTGAGGCCGTCTGGATCAATACTTATTACTCCTGCGTCATTAATAAAGTTACTAGTGTTTTCTGCAACTATGTTTAAGTTTTGTATAACTTGTGCTATACCAATATCGCCAGGTCCTACTTGATGCACTCTTGCAGCAAGGATATCTGTATATATAGCATTCATATCGGCAGCTTCAATAACGTCTCCGGTATTGTTAACAGGACTACTAGTAACTGTTTGTCCGTAGCCGTTTTGTCCTGAGCCGTTACCTAGTATAAGTGCAATACTAGATTGTAGATTATTAATTCGTGCTGCTGTAATATCTGCCATTTTTTATACCTTAAGTACGCATTCTACTAATTTTTCTTCTACTGAATCGTTTGACGCAAGTGCAATTCCTACCATTGCTGTTGTTGAAATAGTTGTACATACGCCATCTGCCATTGCATAAACTACATCGCCTTTTCTAACTGCACCCTTTACTCTTACAGGTAAACGTCCTTTAAGTCCGATGTATTGTCCTTCTGCTTCACTGTTCATCATATATGCCGGATCAGTTGAAACAACACCAATACAGTGATTACTTGCACTTGCTGGTTCTACTTCATGATCTTCATGTGTGCATACTGATACTGCTGTACCTGCTGGCAATTCTGTTTCTGTTGTGTATTTTTCTGCTAAATCAGCATAACGTGCTTGTGTTGCAATACCCTGGAATAAGTTTGCTGCAACGTTGCCAGTGCCGTCTCTAACCACAACTGTATTATTTGACGCACTTGCATTTGCAAGTCGAGGATTAGATCCTTCCATTAATGCAGTTGCTTCAGCTGCTCTTCCTGCAAAATTAGTTGCATATACAGTTGACCATTTTAAATCAGTAGTACCTAACGTAAATGTATTAGATTCTGCGGGAGTTATACCCATGACGTTGTTTGTTTCAGTGACCGAAGCAACATGTGTTAGTACGCCTGCACCACTAGTAATTTTTAATTTAATATCTCCATTATTAGTAATGTTTTGAATTACACCATCGAAGCCATTTGTATCAATTTTAAATTGAAAATCTTGCGAAGCGCCAACTAAAATTCCGTCATCAGTTTGTGCTTCGATTGTACTTAAAAATACAGTACTTGCTCCGCCAGTTTGTACAAAATTTGCTGCTGCAATGCCGCCTAGCTTTTCAGCGTTTGTTACAGTACCGTGGAATCTATCAGTTGTACTTGTAACTCCAGCAGTTGCTAGTTTAGTATTTCTTAGAGTAACACCTTTGTTAATTCTATCATAGCCTTGTGAAATTAGTGCTGTCTGGCTTGCATTTAAATCAAACTGCGTTGGACTTACAACAAAAATTGTTTCGTCTTCAATAACAGCAGCAATTAATCCTCTTGTTGCACTAGTGGTGTCAAGAACTTCAAGGCTGGTCATTTGGGTTACGCCTTCGCCTGCGTTCTGAGGTCCTATAAGTACAAAACTTGTACCGTTGTATACATATAATTGATCATTGCCACTGTCCCACCAAAAGTCGCCAATAGCTAAACCAGTTGGTTCAGTTGCTCCAATTTCGGCACCACCTGTTGTACGCCACTGTGTGCCGTCATAAAATTTTAATTTACTTGTACCACTATCAAACCAGACTTGACCGCTAATTGGTCTAGCTGGTTGATTTGCTCCGCTAAAGTTTTCAAGCAAAAACAAAAAGTTTTCATTTTGTATTTCGCCGTATCCTGCGTAGTTTTTACCGATGAATTTAAGGTCAGTTGTTTGATCAACTGTACCATCTTCCACTGTAGTTAACAGTGTGTTGTTATATCTGTCTATTGCATATGCCATTATTGTGTAACCCCTAGTGCTATTATATTATTTATCGTTTTTCTTAGTACGCTGTAGTTGACTGGTGTGCCCAACCTGTTCCGCTTGATTTATATGTCATTAGTGTTCTTGCAGGAGTCAGAATAACATTACCGCTTGCTCCTTCAGCAGCAAAAACAATGTCCTGTACTACTGATTCATTTTCTGTACCATTTGCATCAACTGCAATATAACTTACAACTTTTGCACTTTCTACATCCACGCCTTCAACTGTTGCTCCAGCATATGATGTTGTGTGTATACGTGCAAGTTTATTAGTGTTTAGTGTTGCTGACGGATACATGTCATTTAAATATGTCGCAATGGCATTTTCTAGCGTTGCACCAGTACCTAAACCTGTAACGTCCATACTAAATGCTAATGGTTCTGTAGCTATTTCTTCATCTACATACTCTTTAGTTGCAACAGTGCCAGCTGTTGATTCTGTTATACTTAATCTTGCTGCTTCTCTTGCGCTAATAGCCTTAGCAACACCAGTAATTTTTTGCGTATCAGTAATATTAATGTCGCCGCCACCAGTTATAGCAATGCCATTTGTTGATATAAATGCCATATCATTCGTCGAAGTTATAGTCTTACCATTAATTGCAATTTCATCAACCTGAAGTTGTGTAAGCGTACCAATTCTGTCTAAATCAAGTGCTTTAGTAACATTAACTAATGTATCATTAGTAAGTTTATCTACACCTCCGATTTTATAAGTTAAATTAACGTTTGATAAGTCAAAGTTTACATTTGAAGTAAACGAATTTGTAGCATTTTTCCAAATTAGGTCTTTACTGCCATTACTACTATTAACACTAATGCCTGATTCGTCTGCTTGTGCATCTGTAAGTTCTGTACTATCGTTTAGTACGCCGATTTCTATAATCTTATCTTGAACTCTTAGAGTTTGCACATCTAATGCAACTCTTGAGCCTTCGACAACTAAGTCTCCGGTAACTCTTAAATCACCTTCTACATCTAATGTGTATTCTGGAAGTCTGTTGGTTGTAAAAATACCTACTCTAGCGGTACTTGCATCCACATAAATTGCATCTACTGAAATAGCTCCAAAAGCACTCGATTTAACTCTTAAACTTAAATCGTGATCTGTAAGTTGATTTTCAATATAAAAGCGTGGACCAACAACTTTTTGTACATTGTTTTGTGATAATCCAATTGTTAAACCACCTGAGTTTTGAATTGTTAATGTGCCAGTTGTAATACCGCTTGCTGTTGATGGAAGGAAACTGTCAGCAGTTCTAACTACGCCGCCTGCTGTAACAAGTGCGTTTGCAGAATCTGCAATACCTCTATACTTAAAGTTAGCAGTATCAATTATGTTGTATCCTACACGAATGATGCCGTCTGGATTTGATGCTGTAACTAATCCTAAAATACGCTGTGCATAAATTGGAGTAAATTCAATTGCACTAATTACAGCTGAAAGTGTGCCGCCTACATATAAATTTGTCACAGTACGTGAACGACTTTGTTGATCAAGTATACTACCTATTTCAAATCCACTTTTACCCTGGGACTCTGTATATTGTGGACCCATTAGCATTAGATCGGTCCCATCAAATGCATAAACTTGATTGTTTAGATTATCAATCCATAAATCTCCTGCAACCATTTGAGGACGAGTATTTGCAACTATTGGACCTCCACTTGATTTCCACACTGTGCCGTTATATACTTGCAATCTTTGATCGGTACTATCCCACCATAGCTGCCCAGTTAGTGGATTACTTGGAGCTGCTGTATTTGAAAAATTTTCTAATAATTTTATAAAGTTTTCGTTAAAGTATTCACCGTAACCACTGTAGTTTCTACCAACTAATGTAAGGTTTGTACTAGCAGTATCAATTTGACCATCAATTAAATCTAGTAGCAATGTTCCGTCTGTTTTGTTTAGTTGATAACTCATGTTACTCTCCAGTGTAGATAATATAGTTGACTGCTAAGAAAGGATTCATAACATCGATTGGTGCGCCTAATGTTGCATCTGTTTTGATGCCGCCGCTCGATGCAATTCCTTGTGTTCCGCCTAATCCTGGCTCAATAGGCAATGTAATTGCATTATCATCAACAGGTTCGCCTGCTCCAACTCTAACACCATAAAATTGTGTTCCGCTAGCGCCTTCTAAATCATGCTCGTGTTCTGGTAAATTGTCAGTTGCAATTACGTTTGTCTCTGATCCAGCGTTGCCGCCGATTGCGTCCGCTGCAAGATTTGTAACTCTGTTTGCGCTTGGGCCGCCCATATTATCAAGACCTAATGCAAATCTGCCTCTAAAGTCTGGTAATGTAAATTTAGCAACGCCGTTATCACTAACTAAACTAGCATCTTTGAAGTTATGCTGAATAGCAGCCCATAATGCATTGTAATCAGATTTATTAATTTCTTGACCATCACATAATAACCATCCTTCTGGAGCTTCTTGTCCACCAAATGGCATCATTGCGCCTGCTGGTACTAGCGGTATTGTCTTTAAGAAGTTACGCTTTGTAATTCTCTTTACACCAGTAGTGCCAGTTGTTACATTTAATAATAATTCATCTGCGTTTTCTGCATCATAAGTAACTTCTTTGTTACTAATAAAACTATTAGCAATACTTACTGAGAATGTCTTAGTGCTGCCGCCTGTTTGTCCGTCAAATTCAAAACTATTTGGTTCAACATCGCCGCTCAGTGCAAAAGTAGTAGCACTTGCTAGTCTATCAGCACTACCTGCTCGTCCACTAACTGTACCACTTACGTTACCTTGTATATTTCCAAAGAATGTAGTAGCATGTATTTGTTCGTATTTGTTAATTGGTGTACCGATATTTCGTATACTATTACCGTCAGGTATAATATTTCCTGTTTGTAGTATGCCAGCTATAACAACATCGCCGCCAATATATGCATCTAATGAAATTCCAATTCCGCCTGTTGTAGTAATACTTCCTGTGCCAATTGACGAAGAATTTATAGTACTTGTAACATTTAACACACCAGTTTCTGCTTCGCCTGTTTTAGGTGATATTTTAATATTTCCTTGGACATCAATTGTTTGTTCTGGTGCAGCATTGTTAAATCCAACATTGCCGTCACTATTAATACTCATAACTGTTGGTGTTAAGTTTCCGTTACGCATTTTAACGTCAATACTCGATCCGCTTGTGTTATGTTGTATAACTCCGGTTTCGCCATCAATTCCTAAACTTAACTGTCCGCCTGTACCAATTTTAATACCGTCATTGCTTTTAACACTTAGTTGAAAATCTGTGCTACTTGCAGCATTACCTCTTAGGAAATTACTTGCAGGAATTACTGTATTACCAACAACTAGTGCTTCTGCTTTTTCTGCTGTTCCAAAATACTTTAGTGCCTGTAATCCAACAATTGCTTCATCTGCAATATTCATACCAGGATTAATGCCTGTTCTAAATCCTTTAATCGAGATTTTTGGAATGAATGATTGACTACTAATAATAATTACAGGCTGGTCTTCGACTTTGATTGCAAGAACGTTGTATGTTACATCATCTGTGCCTACAATTGCTTGCGATTGTGCGCCTGTTAGTAGTCCGTCACTAAAGTCCGGTCCAACTAGTACCCATGCGCTGCCTGTAAACAAATATAGCTGTTGGCTTTCTGTGTTAACCCACAAGTCGCCTGCACTAGAGTTTGCAACTGCTGGTGCTGCGCTGGCTTTTTTAAGTCCGCCGCTGGCAACCCAATTTGTACCGTCATACACTTTAAGTTGATCAACACCCTGTGTGCTATCATACCAAAGTTGTCCTTCGACTGGACGTACTGGTGATGTTGTGTTTGCAAAGTTTTCTAATAGATGTAAGAAATTAGTATTTACAGCAGAACCGTATCCTGTTTCGCCGCGGCCTGGAAATTTTAATGTAGTTTCTTCGTTGGTAACATTATCAACAACAGTAATAGATCCTTTATTAACAGTGTCAGTGTAGTTTATTGTATATGGCATATTCTACTCCTTAACCTGCTAAACTTTGGACACGAACAGTATAATCAATTTGGATTAATCTGTTAAGTGATTTTTGTACTGGATGAAAAATAACGTGTGTAATTAATCTGCCTGTTCCAGAAGAACTATAACTACGCAATCCAAGTTCATCAAATACATAAGGACTGTCTGTTGCACTTGCAGTATCAAATGCGTCCTGTCCATTAGGCTCGCCATAGTCTAGCAAACAACTTACAACAATATCAGTATAGTTTGTGCCGCTTACATGCCTAGTTTCTAGTTTATTTCTTGCAGGATCAGTGTTGTTTACACTTCTGTCATCAACAACCTTAGTATAGGTTTGGTTGTATAGACTTGCATTTGTTCCTGTGCTGTTAGGTGTTAGATACGTAATAATACCTGTTGGATCAACGCTTGTGCCGCCGTTGCCAAAGCTCATTTCATATATAAAGCCTGCACCTGCATTAGACAAACTTTCAGCAAGTGCAATACTCATATTTTCATAGTGAATTGCATTGCGCTTGTCAATGTATACCTTTTGTGATTCAGGGTCAAATATTTTGATGTGTCCCTGAACTAATACTCCGTTTGTGTCTTGCATATTATCGCTCATTTATTTTTCCTATACTGTATTTATTCAGGTAGCTCAGTTGTTGCTGCACGTAAGAATCTTGCAATTGAATTTTCTGTATCACCTAATGATTCTCCGAAAGTTGTCCAACTTTGGCCTACTTTTTTAACTACTGTTACTCTTACATCCTTTTCTGGTGTTGCAAGTAATGTAATTGTATTAGTATTTGCGTCAAAAGTAAAGTCTGCTGCAACAATAGTATCGCCTTCTGGACTATCCAATGCTGTTACAGGATTAAACACATCAATTGCTGTCTTACGCATACGCACACCGCCCACAAACACTTCAATCTCATTAATTGATGCTACTGGGTAGCCAATCTCAAACGTTGCTGTAGCGCCGTCTGCTGTAGTGTTGTGCGCCAGTGTCCTATCTTTGTATGGAACAGTTTTACTTATGTTCTGATCAAAAACCTTAGTACTAATTGCATATGTATCCTTAACTCCAGTACCTAATGTACCTCTACGAAGTTGACGTAATGTGTTTTCTTCTTTAACAAAGTATTCAATACGCTCGCCATCAATAAAGATTACACCTGGCAAGTTTTGTCCTTTGTTTGGTTCACTTAGGCTAGACCCGTCTACAAGCTCAATTCTTAAATCATAGTAATTTAATGTTTGTGCAAGTGTAGAAGCAGATGTTTCAAGACGCTTAAAGTGTGTTCTATTAAGCATATCCTTAAACTGCCTATATGCAAACTTAGGCTTACTAACAGGAGCAGTAAAGTGTATAATGTCAATAACATCATCTGCTGCTGGCTGTCTAACTAGTTGCACTTTCATTCTATCGTCTGTAATATAATAATCTACACTAGGTGTTAGTAGTTCACCGTTTACACTTACCCATACATACTGTGCATCAACAGCAGGTTTACGTAGTTTAATTTCACCTACAGTTGTTCTACGATATGTAACATAGTCAATATCGTCTGGTATTAAAGTAGTTCTTTCTACTACATCATAATTAATACGCTCAATGCCTAATAAATCATGATTAGTAAACTGAATTACTTCTATTACTGCGCCGTCTACTGGAGCAGTGTCTAAAGTAATTGTAGTTCCGTTAAGCTGATAGTCTCCGTCTGTAATTACATACATTTCAAGTAAATCGCCCGGTGATCCTACTTCGTCTGCTAATATAATACTACTATTTGCAATTTCAAAACGCCATTGTGTCGGTGTTACAATTTCAGAACCGTTTAAAAATATTTTAATATCAGCGACATCTAAACTGCCTGCTGGCATTTGGAATATCTCTAATGGAAATTCTCTTTGACTATTTGCAGGAATTGTATACTGAATATTATATCCTGCATTTAGTATTTTGTTATTAACCTTTACTAGAATATTATGCTCAGTTGGAATAGCATACAATGGGCTATTTGCTAATACAAATACAGTGTCTGCGCCATTGCCAGTAAATGTGTCTTTGGTAATTTGACTATAATTAACTTGCTCATCTGCTGAGAATACAGTATAATTAATTACTGCTCCTGATGCAACTACTTCTTCAAATCTAATAACTGTCTTAGAAGTTGTTTCAGATTTAAATGCTACAACTGTTTGTTGCACACCGTCAATACTTACATATACAGTTGCGCTGGTTTCCCAATCAACTATTGTTTCGAATTCAGTAGTCGATCCATCTCCAATTAACTTTCCAAAATCTAATATATTTTGTGTGCCTTGTGCAACTGTTACAATACTAAGTTCTGCTCCTACTATTGCTGTATCAAGTGTTACAGTATTTGCAGCCCAATTAATTGTATAATCTGTTTGCGGTAAGATCACATTAGCAACTTTTACAATAACTGCATCACTACTATTTGGAGTAACCCCTAAGTCGTATACAAGTGTACTATCCATAATATAACTTTGACTATTAATAACACCTTGTCCTGCGCTGTCTCGTGTGAACACTTTGATATCTAATGTATCCAATACTTGTCCTGGAACAATTTCTTCGGGGCCGCTACTTGTTGTTGGAGTAACAAATCCATCACCGTCTACAATGATTTCTTCTGCTGCAATACCACGTGCTGATGTGTAAGCTAGGTCGCCACCACTAAGTGCAGTATCATAACTAGTAGCGTCAGGTGTTGTTGCGCCGTCACTTGTAGTTTTTCTTACAACAAATACATCACCGTCTAACAACGCTATTTCTAAATCCTGTACGTAAACTATATCAGTTACACCGTCACCTGTAATACTATTTGTAATTGCATTTACGTTAGTAGGAGTGCCTGCAATAAAGTTAGGATCGTCAATTCTCACACCGTTCTTATAAAGGTTATAAACAACACCGCTTTCTAACGGAGCACTTAACTGTACCGCAATCGTACTACCGTCTGCTATAAATATTTCATCTTCAAATGTGCTATCAAATTCGTCCCAGTTATCTGTATACCATGGAGCAGTATCAAATCCTGCAGGTCCGTCAAAATTGAAGCTACTTACTTCTACGCCGCCATAGTCGATGCCGGTCATTAGTTGTTCTAGTTCGCTACCATACATTCCTGCAACAGGAGCATATGCAAATTTAATTCTATCTTCTGCACTTAGCATACTTAGAGGCAAATTATATTCTACACGTATTACTGCATCTAACTTAGGCGGAGTTGTAAATATTAATTTGCCGTTCTCCCGAGTATACGACTTGTCATTATTTTTAATGTTTTCGTATGTGTATTTACTACGTAACTGTAGTATATTATCTACATATACACTTACTTTTTTTGTATTAAGATCCATTGGCCACTCTAAGAAGAACCTGTTTTCAAATCCTGTTCCGGTGAATGTTTCAGTTTTTGCAAGTGTACTAAATGTAAATGTTCCGCTTGTTCTATCAAACTTAATTTTAACTGCTGAACTTCTTACAACTCCATTGCCTAGTACTGCTGTTGCTTTTGCAGGTGTTCCTGATTCTAATTGTGATCCGGAAATAAAAACAGTTGTAGCACTAGTATACCCAGTGCCTGCATTAGTCACTTTAATACTAGTAATTTTTCCGTAGCCTAAGTATGCTTGTGCTGTTGCACCAGATCCGCCGCCGCCTTGGAGTGTAACAATTGGTTCAAAAGTGAAGCCACTGCCGCTATCGCCTAATTGTATTTCGGTTACTTGGTATCCGTGATTGTCTTTCCAATTTTTACGTGGATAAGCAGTTGTGTCTAAGTTTTCTTTTTGTATTTCGTTATCTACAATAATTGCTCTGCTTGCATCAATCGTGTTGGTTATACTATTATAAACTGGCGATAAATCAAAATCACTAATACTAGTATTAGTTGGGTCTATAGCTGTATATTCACTTACAAATTCTCTTATTTTTGTTGAATATGGCTTAAACTCTTGAACAAAATCTTGATAGTTTTCTAAATTATCATTATTAAATGTTATATCTTGTTGATTTAATGTTTCTTTATTATGTTTTGCTTTTACAAAACTAGTTTTAAACATCCAATCAACTGATTGTTGTTCTGACATTACATAACGAAGTGCTGCCATAAACAACTGATTGTATTCAACTTCTAAGTCTCCGACAAAGATTTCATCTCTAATAGTTTCTAATATAATACGTAGTTCAACACTAGGATTGTTATCGTAAAAATTGCTGTCAAAACTACGGTTATCAAAACCTACAGTATTTTTTGAATAGTCGTATAATGTATCTTTAAATTGTATAGTGCCATTCTGTCTACCAATAGTATCATAGTTAACTGTGTAATCTTCACTATCTTGTGCATCTACTTTTTGCAGCAATAACCAGCCGCCGCTGCCTACATTTTCAATCTTAACAACATTGCCTATATTGTTATCTAAGCTAGGTAGCAAATACGACCCTTTAATTGTGTCGTTGATATTAGTAAATTGATTAAACCCACTAGCATACCAATCTGCATAATCCCAGTATAAATCTACATTATAACTTTGAAGCTTTCTTCTGTACCAAGCATTGTCTATAGAATTCCAAGAATACAATGCCCATTTATCCTGTATAGTATTATCAGCATTAACTAATACAGTAAACGGTCTAACAGTTATTGTAGTTGCATTGTCATATCCGCTGCCCGCGTTAGTAATGTTCACGCTTGTGATTTGACCGAGATTATTAACAGTTACATCAAACTCTGCTCCAGTTCCTTGGCCATTAATTTTAAAACTAGGAGTAATTTTGTAGCCGCGTCCTGCATCTGTAATAATAACTCTGGAAATCCTGCCATTAGTAACTACAGGTGTTAATATTGCCGGCTTAGTTTTATTTGTACTAACAAAAGTAAGTTCTGCTAGGGTATCGATTACAACATCGTATTCTTGAGATATCAGTGTAGGTGCATCGTCTTTTTGTGTTAGTTTAGAAATATCGTATTCATCAACTATAAGAGTACTAGATAATTGTAGATTTATTCTTTCAATTGTCTGCTTCAGTGCTTCAAATCTATTTGCAAACATACTTTGTCTTGGACGATTTTGTACACCATAACGATTTTTAATAGTTATTGTTGGGTCTGGCACAATTCTATTGTTGTCGTCAAAACCTATTAGACTGTCAAACCATTTACGCTCAATATCTGGATCAGGCTTACTTGTTTTTAAGCCGTCTGATATTAACTTGTATTGACTGTGTAAGTTTTGCACTTTCTTAGGACCAGTTGAATATTTAATGTTTAACACCAAGTCATCATTGTCAACAAATGTGTCAAAATTGTTAAGAACAAATTTGTTACTGGATAATAAACTCAAGAATGGATATCCTTGTGTCCGAGGATTTTCAATTAATGCAGCAATATCACGAATACTAAGTTTTCTATTTTCCATTACAGGAACAGTTACTTTATTAACTACCCAGAAGTAATACTTGTTGCTAAATGTTTTGCTTACTTCATCGTATATAATTTTTGTAGAATATCTAGCATCACCAAATAAACTTACTCCGCTAATAGTAGCAGCAAGTCCGTCGGGCGTATCTGCAACACTGTCCCAGATGCTTGGAATAAAGTTACTTTCAACCCATTCAAATACATCAATTCTTGCACCAGGTGTTAATTTATTCCAGTTATTTTTTTGGAAAGTAGTTGAGCCCTGGTATGCATGTGTAAATTTAGCACTCGAAATGTTCCACCAAACTTGACCAACATGCTTTTCACACCATGCTCTGTTAGGATCGACTGAACTATCTGAAGTATTCCCAGTATTGTATACTGCTGGGTCAAATGGTGTTTTAAATGTAATTTCTTGATCTGCTGGTCCAGCAATTTTGCCTTGCACAGGATCAATGTAATCAATATAGCTTACAATACTGTTTTCACGCTTGTTATATAAAAATGCGCCGCGGATATTATCTACGTCTACTGGTGCAATGCCTTCACTAACAACGTTCCATGCAAATGTGTTTTTATTTTTTCTAAAATCAAGTATCTGGCCTTTAGTACTATCGTTAAACTGATCTGGCATACCAATATAAACGTGGTTGCCGCTTGCATAAATATTCTCACCAAACGTAGTTTGTGTTAATGGATAAACAAATTGCTCTGAATATATTAAACTATTGTTAACTGCTTCGTATACATAAACAACGCCCCTGTCAAGTTTTACGTTTGCAAAGTTTGTAAACTCTCTATCAAAAGTGGTTGCAGTATCTTCAATGTTAGAATACACACTAACGTCAAACGTAGTTGGAATTACTTGATCGCCGTTTAGACTGGATACTACTAAGTTATCAGCTCCAAAATCCAGTCCAAATCCAAAGCCTTCGCTTTCTTCATTTTGTGGAGGTGTCAGTGTTTGTGTTAGTACAAAAGTACCAGCGGTTTGTGTATAAACATAAACAACGCCTTGATTTATTTTGTTAGTATCTACTAACATTGAACTAATTGCAACCTGTGTGCCTTCTGGATTTAATGCAACTTTATCTGCCCAAGCAGTGACATTATTAGGTGCGGTTATTATTTGATCTACTTGAAATTGATCACCGACTGCACGATAGATTACAAGTTTTGTATTTGTTGTGCTGTCTAATGCTGCTTCGTGTTGTTTACTTGTTACAACTAGTACTTGTGCGTCATCGCTAATATCAAAACTCTTACTAAATTCTAATATATTTTCAATAGGATCAAATACATCCTCATCATAGAACGCATTTGCAGTTAAGTTGGGCAAATACCCTAAGTAGTCGACATCTGTAGTAATTTCTGTCCACGAATTGTTTAACGTACTTGGAATTAATGCATCAACCGATACGTTAGTTGCTGCTTTCCATAATGCGTTATCTTGTGCAACAATATTATCCTTTTTATAACTATACGTGTTATCAAATACACCACGATAATTTGAATCTTTACCGTAGCTCCAACTTATTTTAGTCCAGTAAATTGGATCAACAATTACATTTTGGTCTGTTGTTGTTGCTTTTCGACAAAGGTAATAATCGTCTTTGTATATTACAATATCGCCGATTGCATATGCTGTTAGTTGGTATTCACCCTGGAAACTATCGGTTGCTTTAGTACCATGACGGAATATTTCTATTGCACCAGGGTGTGTTCTTGTTTCAGTAGAATCGTCGCCGGGCAAGACGACACTGTCACTGCCAACTAATAGTGTATAATAGTTTCCAGTTTGAACTATTGCAACTTTGGAGCCAAAATACCTGTTTGCTGCTCTATATTCTGATGCAAAAGTGTGTTGCAGTCTATAAGTGCCATCATTTAATCTTCTATAAATTGCAACTGCACCTTCGTTGGACAAATTCGAGCCTATTCCTGTTTTTTCAGCAGGGATATTATAAATTTGTGTATAGTCTTTGTTTAAACTAAATGGAGGATTAGGTAGCCGTTGAATTCCTGCTTCACTAGTTTCAGCAAAGAACCAATATTCTTCGTCAACAATAGTAGGAGTAGTAGCAATTGGAAAATTAGGTGTACCAGCAGTTGGTCCTGCGTCAAAAACAATGTTATTAGAAAATACCACTAATTTACCAATTAGTGAATTGCCTAATACAATACTGTTGTTTATATCTGTTACAGTACCAATTGTACGATCGGCGTCAGCTACACCACGTAAACTAACATTTGCTTTTCTACGTATCTGGAATCTTCCGATATTTGATTGCTCTAACCAATCGCCTGTTAATACTTTTAAATATATCCTGACAGTATTAAAATTGCGTTTTAGGTACATAACTTCTGCACTACTTGTAGTAATAGATGTTAGTGCAAGTCCACCTTGACCATTGTTAGGAATCTGTATGTCTTCAACAACATCGCCTATTTGTGGCTGGAAAGCAAACCCTAAAAAGTCGAATTCAGTTAGTGTAAAGTCAATATATCCATCCCATAAATCAACTATTGTTTGTTGTTTATTTAGAATGTCGTATGTAAATCCTGCACCTGCAACGTCGATTATTCTATTATCAAGATTATATAAACGAAACTCCTGTGTTTGTCCTATTGTTAGCGTATCACTAAATGTTTTACCCACTCTGGCTATCCATTTATTGCTCGGTAAATCTCTTTCACTACCATCTTGTGCATCAGCGTCCGATGGATCACCACGATATGATAATTGTTCAATATAACTTGCACGATTTTTTTCAGTTACAAAAACGCCAATTGCGCCAACTGTATCTTGAATGTTATAATAGTTATTAAGAGATCTTAATTGTATTCCTGGAGTTACAAGATCAGTATCAATATTAGCTCGTATGTCAGCATATACTAAACCTCTTCCTGCATCGTAATAAGTGCCGTTGTTCGAATACGACGGTGCAGAAATCATCCAGTAGCCGCCGATTGCTTCACTTGTAGCATAAGTCGATTCTTCTGTGTAAAATCCTACAAAATCTAATTCATTGATAAACAACTCGCCTGTAATAGCAAAGACACCATTTGTTTCTTTAAGGTAAACAACTGCACTATCTCTACGTGTGCCTACATATGCTACTGTTGCACTACCTGTGTCAGTTGTTACAATACTGCCTACTATTGGCAATGATACAAACGTTTCAATAAACAATACATGATCAATCTTTTCATTAATAGTATGATCTTGACTTATCCATTCAGGAGTTATTTCTGGTATGGTGCCATCAAAAGGCAAATATGCATCTAGCGTAGGGTATGCATAACTACGTCTGTTCCAGAATAAATTAGCAGTGTCGCCTGCTGATGTGCCAATATACATATCTTTTGGGGCACGTACTAGCAAATGAGTAATGTTATTATTGTTTAAACCAGAGTCACCTGCAACTAATAAATTTAATGTTGTACTATCAGAATCTGCTGCTGCTACTAAATTAACATATGTGTCAAATGTACTAAATGGCTGGTTTGCAATTTCAGGTAAAATTTCTCTGTTAGCCTTCCACAAGCTTTCTCTATAACGCACGATGTCATTCTTAGTATATGTTGCATCGGGTTGGAAATCAAATGTGTCTAATCCTGTATCTGCATCTGTTTTATATGCTAGGCGAGTTTTAACATTACTTGCTTGCGGGATGCCTGCAATTAAGTATTCGCCGTCTGGCGATACTGCAATACTTCTACCAAAGTCTGCATTAGTAATATCAAACAATTCTGCAGGACTATTTGTTAAAGTCCATTTTGAAGATGCTAAGTCACTTTCAAAAGACTCAGAACTAATGTGTTGCACTGCTGATGTATAGTATCTTGGAATACTATTAATAGTATATACTATTTTTATACCTACTGTATAATTAGTATTTTCTTTCCAGCGATCAGCGTCGTCGAGTGTAATTTCTTGGTCCAATAATAAGTTAGACTGTTCTCTAGTTCTTCTGTATACAGAAATTTTGCCATTTAAATCATTTGCAGAAGATACAAACAAATTAGTATTATTTTTTGTTACTGCTACACTATTACTAAACCCTTGATCTGTGCTGTCGTACTCTGATGGATTTATAATTTCTTGTGAATTTAGATATACAGGATTGTTTTCTAATACTGCCCATTCATTATTATATGTATCTATCCATAATTTTTGTTTATTGTATATGTCTTGTGCTGTTGCATTATTAATTCCAGCAACGTCATCTACTCTTACAGTTCTTAAAATTGACACAGCAAATTTCTCTTCTTCAAAATCTGCTATTTCATTATCTAGCGGAACTCTTATACGGACAGTGTTTAAATTAATGCTATCAATTTCATATAATCCGTTAGTAGAGTACGCTTGGGCATTTCGAATGCCTATGTAATCTCCAACATCTAGTATTCCATTTGCCCATTTGTCTAATGTAATTTCGACCAATCTTAAATTGTTATTAGATACTTCAGTAATAAGAGTATCTACATTAATGGCATTTATATTTGCGTGTACTAGTTGTTGAATTGTCCAAGATTTATTATCTGTATCTGTTACCCATATTGTTGCACCTAATCTAATTTGATTACTATCTATTGCTGATAAATCTAAGAAACTATTAACAATAAAGTCTACATCGTCTTCATTCGCATATCCTGACGTTCTAATATACTCGTTAGTTAGCGATTTAGTCGGCAACGGTGCATGTGCATAATCTGCAGGACGATCATATACTTCGTTAGGAAGTATTCTATAAATCTTGTCAAAGTTAGTTGCAGGTAAAGTACTTACAAGTTCAACTGCTTGCGGAGACTCTTGCATTTTATCTTGCTTTAAGTTGTATTCAACTTGTTGAACATCATCAACTGCACCGTAACGGCCAACTTGAATTGCCCACTCTTCGTAAAACTCTAAGTTATCAGCTGTATTTCCTAGTGCATCAAACAGTTTAGTAAACACATTCATTGTGCCTTTGTCTGCAATTGCACCTCTGTAGAATTTAAACTGACTTACATCATCATTAATAATGTTAGCAAGATATTGACGCTTTTGATATCCTATCAAATGCTGTGCCATTTTTTGCTGTTCGTTGTCAAAGCTGTCAGAATCTAAATCATAAAAGTCTGTAAACTGTGTAACTCTGTAATCAAAGTTGGTCATTAACTGTGACACAGGCTTTTCGTTTAGCTGGTACCAGTTATTAGAATTAAAGTTTTGCGAACCAGTAACATTAATAGTTGCTACATAATAATATTGTTTATATTTTACAATATCGCCGATACTATAATCTTTCCACTGTTCCCAATCTGTAAATGACGCATCGTCATATACAAATCCTGGAATATTTAATCCGCCGTTCCAGTTGTCAGATCTGTAACCATTTACTTTAATACGCTCTTGTCTGTATCCAGTGCTTGGATTATATATTGCATCGTTAAAATCTGTTGTATTATCTATTAGCACAACATGTTCTTTTTGTACTAACGGCAATGCTATATGATATAATCCTTCTTTAGTTCCAATAGTTTCAATTCCAAAATTATTTTGATCTCTTAGTAAACTATTAAATTCTGAATCTAAGAATAATCCATCAGCTTTAAAAATATTATATCCATAAAAGTCATCTTTAATATTATCAACTATATAATAGTCTTTCTTAAACTCGAGTAAATTAGCGCCAGGGCTAATTGCAATTAAAGAACTATTTGCCCATCCTTGTGTTGTCCAGAATAAGAACTGCTTTGCTGCTTGATTCCAGTTTTCAACTTCATTAGAGCCTTCAATGACATTTTCAAAACTAAATCCAATTTCTTGTTGTCTTACACTATATCCTAATATAAAGTCAACAACATCTTGTGCTGTGTCCAAACGGCTTCCGTATTGCAGAGTCTTAGTTTCAGTAGTAACAAAATTTTTCTTAAATTGTGCTACTCTTCCCCCAGTTAATGGCAATGCAGGAAGTTTAACTATATTATCAGTGTCAAATGTTCTACTACTAGTAAACGAAGTAATAACTCTATAATATGCATTATTATGTAATAACACTTCTCCACTTATATAAGATTTATTATTGTCCCATAGAATTGCCTTTTCTGATATGCCTCCAACAGTAACAGTAGATGCCGATGAACCATTAAATGGTTCATAATATTCAAAATAGGGCTTTTCTAAATTATATCCTCTTACAATATATCCTAGCTCTGTTTTTTCAATAATAATACCACTATAAACTACTAGTTCAGCAGGACTACTTGTATTCAAGAATACTTGATAATTTTCTTGGGGGACAAAAATTCCGCCTTGGGTAGTAGATTGGACCGGAGATCTGCTATCGAGTATTAAATTAAATTTTTCTTTACTTGTAAATCCTGCAATTTTTATACCTATTTGATTTGTAATTCTTGCAAGATCATTTACATATCCATCGTATACTGTTAGAATATCACTTGCTACAAGATTATAGATATAGTTTACTAATCCAGATGTATTAGTACGGGTAGCTGATTGAAATGTATTTGGTAATTTTAAATCCTTAATTACAATTGGAGAATTTGTATCAACGTTTGTCCACTGATTTGCTAGATTCTTAGATATTCTAGAAATATCAAATCCTAGTCCCATTGTTTTTGCAGGCTTGTTTAATAACATTGCAGTTAGTACAGCAAACGGGTACTCAGAACTTTTGCGCCAAGCATTTTCAATTGGTGCTTGGTCTCCAAATTTAAAGTTTTGCGTAGCACTAGCTATTTGGAAGTCTTTAGCATATTTACTATCTAATGGTGATAATAGTTTCCCAGTACTGTCAACCGGAATAAAACTAGTTAATCCAGGACGGGCATATTTTAAATTAATTCTAGTATTTTCAGGATCTGCAATACGACCGGCTTCTAAGTCTCTCCATAGCACTAAGTTGTCACCTGTGTAAGGTGCCGGTCCGTAAACAGTATTCCACCAACTTGGTTTTGTTGTTAATCCTAACATTTCCCAAGGATGACTGTGTGGACGATCAGTATCAAATGCTGTTACATATAAACCTCTCCAGAAGCCTGGATTTGTATTTCCGTCCGGAGAAGTAGTGTTTGCATAATTAAATGTCCAGTTATTATTTCTATTATAAAATGTATTTTCAGTATAAGATGTATTATTTAAGTTTTGCTGCAACCATTGTTGGAAATCTCCTAACAGTGTGTTGTCTATTTCAGTTTTAGTAAATTCATTTGTTCTAAATTCGCCACCTACAAATGCATTAATATCTAATCTATCAGTTGAATATTCAGCTTTAATATTATTAAAAATTCTTTTTTCTAATTCTAATAATAATTCATCTCTAAAATCTTTATATGCCTTGATATAACTGCCATCGTGACCTCTAATAAATGCAACACCAATTGGATACTCATCAATTTCAATGTTATCATTGCCAGCAAGCGTTGCATCTGTAGTAGGAATATAAAACAGTTTATTCATTCCTGTAAATGTATATGACTTTGATAATGCTCCTAAACCTGCTGCACTCTTAGTAGTGTACACAGGATAGAACCAACCTCTAGTACTAGTTGCACTATCTTCTCCGTATACTTTAAATGGCCCAGTGTTATCTGGCTCTGCTGCAAGTACAGCATCATCAATAGTTAATTCAGGATAATACTTAGGATATAAACCTAACTTAGTTGGTGTTGGTGCAACAAAACTTCCGTCAGTAGTTTCGTATTCATGTATTTCAATTACATCATTTTCTACTTGCCCGGCACTAATTGAAATATATCCTGTTTGATTAAAATTATAATCTTTAATATTTGTTAATTGTTGACCATTTAAATATACCATTAAACTTTTAGTTGATAGTGTAGTTAGATTAAAATTGTCAGTAATTGGATAATCTGTTACTCTAGAATCTAATACTTTATATTCAATTTTATTAGATGCTCCTGTAGCAAGCATATCTGAAAAGTAAAACGGCTGTGACTTTATTTTATCTGCATTTATTTCTCTTAATATAAGATCTACGTGAGTTTTAACAGGACCGTCATAGCCCATGGTATTAGCAGTATCTAAAAAAGTTTTCTTAAATCTTGAATATTCCTTCTTAGAATATTTTAATGCTTTAACAATATTATAATCTTTATTAGTTACGTGAAATAACGGTAGATTAATTGGGCCGCTATGCTTTACAAAACGCTTGCCAAATTTATCAAGATCGCCTAGATCTCGTAGATTACTTGATCCTAAATAGTTGCCTGCATATCCTGGAATATCTTCTAGCATACTATCAACATGATCTATAACTTCGCCAAGTGTAAATTGATTAACATCGTCGTTAAGCGGGTTACGTTCTAAATTGTAGGGAAATTCATAATAACCGTTAGAATTTTTTATAGTTTTACTATCTGTTTTAATTTTAATAACATCATTTGCTATTAAATCTTTTGTAAATGTAATAACTGCATTTGTATTAGTTTTATCAATTGTATAATCAGTATTAATTAATTTTAATTTATTATTAACAAATACAACTACTTTTAAATCAGAAATACTACTTGAATTATTGTAGACATCAATTTCAAAACCATTAACCTGTACATCAGTTGCAGCATATTCTTTAACAACATATTGTTTACTAATTGTAGGTGTACTACTAAATCCGTTTACATATGAAAAGTTTGTAAGAGAAGTATACTTTTTTAAATAGCCGCCGCTAATTCCTTGTGTAAGTAACTCAGTATCAGTTTGATAAGTGAATGTATCATTTAATAAATTAAAGTCAAATACAATGTCGCCTGAATTATTAATAGATTTGTAATCTAATGCAAATCCTAGTTCGGTATCTACAACACCTTCTCCTACTGCATACGAAAATAATTTAGTACCGTTAAATGTAGTCGAACCATAATATGTTTCATCGCTATAACTATTACCGTTTACATCACAAACAGAAAATCTCGGTGGCTGATTGCGTATTGTTTTTTCTTGTGCTGCTGTCCACTTTTCTCCGTGGTAGTGATAACTTTTACCTGCATTTTTTACACCTTGTGTAACTAATACAGTTTCGAGATCAATTGGTACAGAATCAGTAGTTTCAATTAAACTAATTTGTCTGTTGTTTCCAATTTTAATAAATTTAACTTGATATATTTTTCCACTTACTAATACGTCTGTATCTGCTGTAAATAAGATACGCATATTATCAGCAAGATTAATTCCGTCTATATTGTACCCGGTTTGTCCTTCGATTATACTAAAAACATCAGTTGTATACGTATCGATTAAATCAACGTCTTGTTTAGCATATGCTCCAAAATTGTCTAGTTTTAAGCCTGCTTCAAACTCTATAATAGGACGGTTTGCACGACTAGATTCATTTACGTCACGCGGCAAATTATTATACTTGAAGCTTTTTAAAATTACATCTTTATGATGCCATCTGTTATAACGACTCCATGCATTTCTATCAGGACTTGCTCTATTAACAACAATATAATCTTTATCTGCTGCATACGCCGATGCATCACTAAAAGGTAATGTATCAAAGTTGTCACTATCAAATGCTATCTGTACGTTATCACTGTATGCTGCTGGGATAATTAAATCTTGATCTTTGATTAATTTAATCTTGTCGCCGACACCTTCAACATACCAATCATTAGTATCATATTCAATTGGTGAAACGTCGCCTTGGAATCTTATCTTCATTCCGTTAGACAATTCAACACCATTTGCACTTAGATATGTTTTCTTACCTAAAATTTCTTCTTGTACATTAAGGAAGGCGTTTTCTTCAATATCATAAATTCTAAATAAACCGCTGGTATCTACTGCATTTTTACTAATATAATATAATCTGTCAGGCGCATTTAATGGAATAGTAAATTCAATTGTACCTTTTTCAATATAAGCAATTGATACTTGTTCACCTTCTTCGCCCAACTTACGAATTCCGTCTGGATATAGTGTAGAAACATTGTCGTCGGCTGCAAATGTTACGCTACCGCCACTTGGAAGAACAATATATTCTCCTTGGTCATATTCATTACCGTATAATACTGCATCAAATAATCCATCAGCACGTAGACCTTCTGATCCTGCTGTTAATATTGCAGTTCCTGGAGTAAATGTTCTGCTAATAGCAATGGCCATTGGATGACCAGGAGTATCAATTTCAAAACGGTATGTTTGACCGCGGAATAATTTTAAGTTAGGATTGCGTGTTAAGCCGTCATTAAATACATAAGCAATGTTGTCGCCTTGGTCTTCTGTAGTAACAGTATATGTACTAACAATATCTCTGCTTTGTCCTCTTACAGGAATACTAATAGGGCCATTAGGCATCCAGTAGTATTCGCGGAAGTTTACAAACTTATCCCAATCAATATTTGGGTTCCAAGCATATGTTTCCTGGCTGTTTAACCGACTGTGATTAGCTGTGTTTGCGCCGAATACGCCGAGTTGGCCCATATAGTCGTTGTAGTCTTTGTAGAAAGTTACGTTGTCATAGTTGTCTTTGATAACTGTTGCAGGTTCTAACTGATAGTTAGTTCTATCAGATGTTACATCGTCAACATAGTTGTCTGTAGTTTTGTATGCTTTAGCAGTTGTTCTACCATAATAACCATTAATCTTTTCAGCAACGCCAGGCTGTATAAGTTGATCAAGTGTACCTTGCAAAAACTTCTTATTAGCTTGTGTTCTAAAGAACTTTGGTAAAAAGTCACTTGCAGTAATTTTATTATTCTGCCCTGGAACAGGTAGTGCGCTTTCGTTTTGATCATTCTTAGCCATTAGTAACTGTAGCCTCCGCCTGTTGTATTTGTATTAGTTGTTGGTGTTGATACACTGCTCGATATTCCTGATGTTATACCAGTCGATACACTGTTAATTACTGCACCGCTAGCTTGTAGATTAGTTGCTGTTAGTTGATCAATTGTTTCGATGTCACTCACCTTAGCTGCACTTGCAAATATTTCATCTGGCTCACTCTTTATTTCAAATAGGCTACCAAACGATTGTGTAGTTTGGCGCGGTACTATTAGTATACTTACCAGTTTTGGAGACAGCTGGTTTATAATATAGGCACTAAGTTCTTGGAAGTAAAACGTTTCACCAAAGTCCCAATTTTCAATATCAAAGAACTTATTAATAGCTTCGATTATGTTTGATTTAAGTTCGTTGTCATTAATAACTATGCTAGCATTTTTAACAATCTTAAATTTAACTTGTAGATCAGGAGCTGCTTTATCGCCAAATAGTATTTTATATTTTGCAGGATGATAAATTACTTCATCGCTAATACTTTTTATTTTGTTTATTTCGCCGCCATAACTTCTAAACAATTCGTCATTGCTAGGCGGCATTGGTCTAACTGCTCGAGAGCCTGCAATAAATTGTTTTACTTGTGTATCATATGACTTTGATAATATATACGTATCAATAATATTGCTTGCACTTGGGTCAATTCTATATCCACTGTCTGCAACATGGATGTAATGGAACTTTAAATCTGCACGGCCAAAATATGATTTATAGTCTGTATTAATTGTAGTATTGTTTAATGATTTATTAAGCTTTCTAAAAATACCTTCATCGATTAGATAAAAAATTTGTCCTTCTAATCGTGTACTATACGGCGCAATTACTGTTTCATTTTGTACTACAATAATTTCAGCATTTGTGTTTGCAAAATACTTAAAGTCTTCTACGCCATCAGTTGTAGTATATTTCTTTTGAAATATAATTTTATCTGCTGTTGCAATTGCAGTATTTTCTTCGCCAACAATTTGTTCAAAGATGTCAGGATCGTCTACAACTCCATCGTCGTCTAAGTCAATAAATTGAACTTGGATTTTTCTGCTGTCTAAGTATCCTTCAGCATCTCTGTATGCATCAGTAATTGTCCAATTAAAATCTCTAGTAAATGGAGTTAGTTCGCCTGGTTGGCGATTAATATTTAAGATGTCAATCTTATCTCTAACAACTTGCCCTGTTGAAGGGTCATAAATTTTATCAGCAGCATCAAAGAAGAATCTAATTTCATCTGCACTTTCCATTACATAGCGCAAATTGCGGTATGTAATTGTGTACTTTTCGCCATCTGTTTTAAAGTAAAGCATCCAACTTGCATCTAAATTTTCACCTGTTATGTCTCCTGCTTTACCAGTAGCAAAGTCGCCAAGAGTATTAATGTCTTCAGCTAGTACAATCTTCCACTGTCTGTTGTATTGGTCATAACGTAAAGCGAAATCTTTGTATTCAAATGCTTGATCAATTAATTGTGTTTTTATATCATTAATTAATACTTTAGAAAAATTAGGTATAACTTGTTCTAAAATTGCGCCAGTTGGGATAACATCATTTAATTTTATAGGAGCAATACCGTCTTCGTTAATTACTGTTCCATTACCTACAACAGACACAACTTTACACCATTTATATGTAGTTTTACCTAGGTGATCAGAATCTCCGTCATCCATTAGTGTTCCGTCGGGCATAAAGTGTTTCCCAGCCGGTGCTACAAATTTTAATAGTGTGCCTGCTTCTAATAATCTTAAACTATTAGCAGTAAACGTTCCTACTGTATATGAGTTTCCGTCTACATCATTAAATAATCCTAATGTCTGATTAGTACTTGTACTTGACTGTGTCCACGATGCATTAAGATCACTAACAATGATTTTTGGATATTTTGCAAGATAAAAGCTTTGGGCGTTGCTACTTCCTAATATGCCTTCAATAGTATTATATATAACGCCTTCGATGTCAGTTTGTGTTGCAAACGTAAATGACTGCTTTTCTGTAAATTCTTCTTTGTAAATTACACCATCGTCTGAAAAAAGACTTGTGTTTGAATATTTTCCGCTGGCATCCTTCAAGTCAAAGAAACGACTTATGCCGCTACTAATCCTGTTTGAACTTTTAGTCTTGATAATATCTTGACTAATTGCAAGAGGACCGATATTATAATCTTCTCCTGTAATTAATCTATTTTGTGTATAATAGGTTGCTGGAGCATTTTGTTTAATTTCTGTATCGGTTTCTGATTCTGAACTGTTGCTAATTGTATAATTTAATTTAAGTCCAATTGTAAGTATATGGCTAGTTCCGTTTTTTGATTGGTACGGGATTTCTATACTTACTGTGCTTATTGCACTAGGAGTAATTACACTACGTCTATTATTGCTAGTTCTATAATATGTCTTGAAGTTTCCAGCAGGTAAGTTACCAAATACACCATCACTAAAGTTTAAATTAATTCTGTCGCCAATTCTAGTTGTCACAGCAAATACATCTCTAGTTTTGTTGAACAAGCTATTATAGATAACATTATTGCCTTCTGTCGAGTCAATCTTTTGCCATTCGTTGCTTTCAAAGCCTGCACTGTTTAATGCAAATAACCATACATCACTGTCGTTAATATTTTCAGCATCAATTTGTACTGCTTGATTTGGCGTCGGGTTACTTACTGTAAAGTTTCCTGTCTCAAGTTTACCTTGGCGGAAGTGCATAAAGAATCCAGTATTATTCGATCCTGCTCCTTGGCCATCATCTCTAAACAAAAATGCAGGACTGTTGCCTGGCAACGGTGCTTCTTCCAAAATAGTTTGATCTAAAATATCCGAACTTACAATTTCAAAGCGTGTACTCACACCTTCAATGCGCTTAGTAAATGGATAAATTGCTTGTCCAGTGTTTGTAGCATTTAAGCGATATTTTTGTGTTTGCACATCTGCAATCAACGAACTCTTTAACGGATTACCGATTGAGTTAGATAATGGCAATGCTGAATTTAAAATTTTAGTAAACTGTTCAAAGTAATTTGAGTTAGTTTGGTCATTCCACTTAACAGTAATGCCTGCCATGTTTAAACCGTTACTATCTAAAAGATTTTCAGTTGTTTTAATTGTATCAAATTTAAGCAAGCCGTTAGCTGCTTGATTACGTCTTGGATTGTAAGACAGCATACGTGCTAGACGTAATACACTTTCTCTGCGCTCTGCTGTTTCAAGGAAGTTTTCACGAGCGTTTAAATCAATGCGGAATGATAAGTTTTGCCCAAGGAAAGCAATCATATCAATCAGCGCAAGATATTCACTTGATTCAATGTAATCGTTAAAATCTTCTGGATAGTTTTGACGCAGATAATTAATCATTGTGCGT